ATTATCTGCAAATGCCTACATGGAGACGGTCACGTCATTTAGTGCATCTCTTATCCAATCGGTGGGTGGAGATACCGCTAAGGCTGCAGACGTTGCTAACATGGCAATGATTGACATGACTGACAATAGTAACAAGATGGGTACGAGTATGGAGTCCATTCAGTATGCCTATCAAGGATTTAGCAAGCAAAACTACACGATAAACAATCTAATGTCCGTTGCATAAGTGATTATGCAAGCGTGCGTGGGTGAACTCTATCAGAGGTGTGAGGATAATTCCTTGCTGACGGTAGAACTCTAAGGGCAAAAGCCTATGACAATACCGTGCCAAGCCTGTAAAAAATACAGGAAGGTGTAACGACTAAGGGATTCGTGTCCCTGTACAATAACTATTGATACGTTATTGGAAGCGCCCACCAACTAATAAATATCAATGTATATATAGTTGCGTTTATCGCCCTAATATGTTATAATATTAATAACAGAAAGGCGGTAATATTATGTGGAAAACAATTGAAAATAAACCGAACTATGAGGTCAACAAAGTAGGTCAAGTTAGAAATAAAAAGACAGGAAGAATATTAAAAAACAGCACTAGAAAAGATGGATATTGCCAAGTGATGTTAGGGAGGAAAACAATCCCTTTATATATCCATAGACTGGTTGCTGAAACTTTCATTCCTAACCCAAATAACTTACCACAAGTTGACCATATAAACGGTGTAAAATCAGACAACAGACTTGAAAATTTAAGATGGGTGGATGCAACAGATAACTATATGGCTTTTGGTTACAAAAACAGAATAAAAAACAAGTGGAAATCTATCAAAGCCACAAATACTGTAACTGGTGAAGCAATAGTTTTTAAGTCGAGAGATGATGCATCTGATTATTTTAAATGCAACAAATCTTGTTTAAAATATGATTATGTATACCAAAAAGGCAATAAAAAAAGATGGATATTTAAATTAGTTGAAGATATAGTCTAATCCCTCGAGGTTTACGAGAAATCGTAAGCCTTTTTAAATACCACGAAAGTGGGGGTATAAATGGTTAGATAACCTTAAGCTTGGTTATTCCGGAACAAAATCAGAAATGGAGCGTTTACTTGCCGATGCCGAAAAACTGACAGGCAAGAAATATGACATAAACAATCTGTCAGATGTCTATGAAGCTATTCACGCTATTCAAAAACAAATGGGTATTACTGGTACAACTGCCAAAGAAGCAGAACATACTTTTACTGGTTCATTGTCCGCAATGAAAGCGTCAGCAAGTAACTTACTTGGAAAACTGGCGTTAGGAGAGGATATAAAACCATCATTAGAACAGTTAGCAAGTACTACGTCAACGTTTTTATTTAATAATTTCCTTCCTATGGTTGGTAATATTTTAAAAGGTTTACCTACAGTAATTGGTGGACTACTACAAGAAGTAGGACCGATGTTTTTAGAAAAAGGGCGAGAATTGGTAAACAACCTTGGTCAAGGAATGACCGGTGGTATGGGAGCTGTTATTGGGAATATCGTCAAAGCTTTTTCTCCACTAGGCGAAGCGTTGCAAACTGTTTTTGGGCAAATCCAACAATTGATAAAAACAGTTATCTCTCAAATATCCCCTATCATAACAACGATTGGAACTGCACTAGGTAAACTAAATTTTGATGGTATAAAAAATTATATTGAATCTATCATCCCAGCTTTACAAGCTGGCTTCCAGACCTTCATGAGCATTGTAAGCCCTGCAATTGATTCGGTTGTTCAATCGTTCGTGTCCATGTGGAATGCTGCTCAACCATTGATTGCGATTTTGAGCGGTGCTTTGATGCCAGTTTTTCAAATTCTAGGCTCATACCTTGGTGGTGTGGTAAAAGGTGTCTTGTCAGGGGTTTCGTTTGCATTTGATGCTTTAAAAGTGGCTATAGAGTTTTTGACACCTGTAGTCGATTTCCTGGTACAGGCTTTGAATTTCGTCCAGCCTGTATTGAGTACAATTGCTGAATGGGTTGGTGTTGCGATTGGTATGTTCGGTAATCTCGGTACAGCTGGTCAAGGATTGAGTGCTTTTACAAAATCTGCATGGACTAACATCCAATCAGCAGTACAGACAGCCGGAAATATTATTCGAACTGTCATTGACTGGATTAAATTAGCCTTTTCAGGAGCTGGAAATGCAGCCGGAGTACTAAAAAATGTATTCTCACTCGCTTGGATGGCGATTGGCGACGTGGTTAATGTTGCTAAAAAACTAATCGGTGGTGCAATTTCAGGCATCAATTCAGCATTCACAAGTTTTCAATCCTTTGTATCTAGTGTCGGTGGAGCTGTTAACAGTGTTGTAAATTCAATTATTTCAACCATCAAAGGCATTGCCAATATTGACATTTCTGGAGCTGGTGCAGCAATCATGAATGGCTTTTTAGGTGGGTTACAATCCGCTTGGGGAGGTGTCAAAAGTTTCGTGGGGGATATAGCTCAATGGATTAAAGACCATAAAGGGCCGATTTCATACGATAGAAAACTTTTGATTCCAGCCGGTAACGCAATCATGGACGGTTTAAGCCGTGGATTGAAAGAGCAGTTTAAAAATGTAAAATCAACCGTTACAGGTATGGCAGATGAATTGCAAAATGCATTTGGTGCACCGCAGTTAGCTACGGACATGCCAGTAAATATGAGCGGTCAAATTGCTGGTCAATTATCTAGCCAAAAACTGGCATATCAAGTAGCGAATACATCTCAAAGTGAATTAAGTAACTTTGATTTATATAACATGATTAACAAAATTGCAAACCGTCAAATCGTGGTATCTGCTCAATTTAATGAAAACGAATTTGCAAGAATGGTCGCAGAACCCGTAAACAGAGTACAAACTCAAAACCAAACAGCACTAGCACGTATGAGAGGAGACAATAGATGATTAAAATGAATTTTAATAATGTTGACTTTTCTCGGTGGCTAGTTATTACAAAAGGATTCACTACATTTGGTGGTGCTGACTTTGATGTCACGACTAAAGATGTTGGATTTAACGGTACATACTTTGTTAAAAATCGGTATAAAGAAAAAATAATCACAGTACCATTTTACATTGAATACCCACAATTGATTGATTATGATGCTTTCCAACGAGCGTTATATGTAACCGAACCGCAAAAGCTCACTTTCTCACATCAACCTTACAGATATTATTATGCAAGCCCAACTGGAGACCTTGATTTTGACGAATTTAGGATGAATGGTAAAGGCACATTGACCTTTATCGTTCCAGACGGAGTGGCTCACAGTACCACTTATCGCAGGTTTGACAATGGCACAGTATCATCTGACAAGATTGTTTTTGATTTGGTCAACGATGGCAACGTGCCAGCTTTTCCGGTTATTACCGTTAAACATAACGCAGAAAATGGATATGTTGGTATCGTTAATAATACTGGTGCGATTGAAGTAGGCAATCCAGAGGAAGCTGATACAGAAATAGTTAAACAGTCGGAGGTACTTTTTGATTACCGTGACAGTAAAATCGAAGATGGACTCACTGCATCTGCTAAAAACGTGGCTATTTTAAATGACACTGGTCAAAATTTTGTAGGAACATTCGCAAGTGTGGACTGGTTGGGGCGCAAACATTTATTTCTGCAAAACGCAGGTGGCACGACTGGAGGCAACGCAGGCAGTTTAACATGGAATATCCCAAATGATAGTGCTGGGGGTGTAGGTTCGCTTAATGACTATATTTGGTGGAGACAAGTCTTTTTGCTTGGTGCTCCAAACCAATACGGCTTTATCAAGCTGACTGTTTCTGATACTAATGGTCAGTTTCTGTATGGCGTGGAAACATTTAAGAGGGCGCAAGGGCCAGGCTGTGAATACAATTTTATGGCTAGTGATGGAGCTGGTGGCTATAAAATGATTAAACGTTGGACATTTAACGGAACGCACGAAGATAGTCAAAATCCGTTTAATGAACATAGAGGTTGGTCAGACATCAAACGTAATGATGATAAAGTTACTGTTTATTGGTGGGGTTCTTACAATACCTTCACCATTCCAGAAATTAAGGGCAGAAAATCCGCTAAAATTCATGTGGCTTTTGGTGCTATTGGCAATAATCCATTAGTAACCAGAATGTACTTAGATGGTATTTTCTACCGTAAGGATTTTGTGGCAGTCACCAAGGATATTCCTAACCGTTATTCGATCGGCTCTAATGTCGTTGTCGATTGTGAGAGTGATAGCGTAACAGTGGATGGCTTGGAACGTATTACAGATGTTGTTCACGGCTCAACGTTTCCTACTATACCGACTGGTGACAGTAAGTTGGAAGTTTACTGTTCGAGCTGGATTGGAAACAAACCGACTGTAACAGTTGAGTTTGAGGAAAGGTGGTTGTAATGTTATTAACAATTCATGATGCAAACCTACAAAAAGTAGCATTCATTGATAACGAAAAGCAGAACACCTTACATTATTTTGACGATGCTTGGACAAGGAATTTAGAGACAGGTTCGTCAACGTTTGAATTTACTGTATTAAAAAAAGCAACTGTTAAGTCGTATAACTATTTAAACGAAAAAGCATTTGTCTCTTTTAAATACAATGGAAAAAGCTATGTGTTTAACGTGATGACAGTCGAGGAAAACGAGCAAACCATTAAATGCTATTGTGAGAACCTCAACTTAGAACTTATAAATGAGTACGCTAACTCATACAAAGCTACTAATGCTATGTCATTTGTTGAGTATTGCAACGCAATGGGTTTGCTTAGTTTTACGTATCTGACTATCGGACTTAACGAAATATCAGACCAGAAACGGACTCTTGAATGGGATGGGCAGGATACTAAACTTGCCCGCCTATTGAGCCTTGCTAAAAAGTTTGATGCGGAAATTGATTTTGATACACGACTAAACGCTGATAGTTCCATCAAATCCTTTAAAGTTAATGTGTACCATAAAAATGACGGCACCCATCAAGGTGTTGGACGTATCAGAAATGACATCCAGCTCACATACGGCAAGAATGTAAAATCAATCACACGCAAGATTGATAAAACAAATGTTTTCAATTCTATACGACCGACTGGTACAAAAGATGGGAATACAGTTGTAATAAGCGGTTTGAGTGCATGGGAAGAAAAAAACGCAGATGGAATAGTTGAATTTTACCAAAAAGGTGAGATGCTTTACGCTCCAATCTCCATGCAGATGTACCCATCAACATTTACACACAGCACAATCAATGACCAATGGACACGGAAAGACATCACAGTTGACAGTGACAACCCGACTGTTATCCGTTCGGCTGGCATTCGTGAACTGAAGAAGCGTGCTTATCCAGCCATTACTTATGATGTAGATGGATTTGTTGACGTCGAGATTGGCGATACAGTCAAAATTAACGATGATGGTTTTAATCCTATATTGCTTATCGAAGCACGGGTTGCAGATCAGAAAATCAGCTTTACAAATCCAGATAGCAACAAAACAACTTTTGCTAACTTTACCGCCTTAGAAAATCGAATCTCAGATGACATGCAGGCTCGTTTAAACGAATTGGTCGAACAAGCGAAACCCTACACTATCAAGTTATCAACAGACAACGGGGTTATCTTTAAAAACCAAATTGGTCAGAGTATTATTACACCATCATTATACAAGGGAGGCAAGCCAGTAACTTCTGGTGTCACTTGGCGTTGGTCGTTAGATGGAAATGTGACAACGGGTATGACTTACACTGTCCGTGGGGCTGATGTGGCTGATACAGCCACATTGACCGTTTCTGCTTACGTAGGCAATGATGAGGTGGCGGTTGATGAGATTTCTTTTGTTAATGTTTTGGACGGTTCAGATGGAGCTAACGGGTTACCAGGTAAACCGGGTGCCGATGGAAAAACCTCTTATTGGCATACAGCCTACGCAAATAGTGCTGATGGTAAAGTTGATTTCCATTTAACCGATAATGCTGGTCGACGATATTTTGGACACTATAATGATTACACTTTAGCGGATTCAACTGATCATACAAAATATAAATGGGTGGATATGGCTGCTCCAGCTGAAAAAATAGTGAAAGAGCAAGCTGTACTGAAGACAGATGTCAAAGTCACAGACGAAGGCATTGTCACATCAGCATCTAAGACGGTCAACGGACAGACTATAGCCTCAATGATTGCCCAACGTGCTGAATGGGTCGAGATTATTGCTCAGTT